CCGCCGTCTACAGACTGTCACACGCCCCACGCACGCCAATATCCGTGCCGACATTCCACGGGTAACCGTGGCAATGCACGGCACGTGCGCCCGCATCAGCGCCATTGCTCCAGCTGCCGCCCGCTATCAGCGCCGCCAGAGAATAAGCGTAATACTGATAGATATTACCAACGTCGTACTTTGTACCCTCATCACGTAACGGGCTTTTTAAGTCCCAGCCCCAGCCCTCGCTTGCATGGTAATCTTTATTTGTTGCGTGTTCTGCTCTGGTAATCAAATCGTTAAGCCATTCCCATACTCGCCCTACGGCATCTACGCAGCCAACGGCAGAAACGGCATTTACTACGCTGCCAGTTACTCCACGCTGTGTATTTGAGCTTGCGCTCCATGCGTTTGTATTATTCTCTGCCAATCCCTGCGGGCTGCCAAAAGCATAGGCGCAAAACTCGCTGTAATCCGGCATACGCTTGCCGCTCTTCATCAGCCTTTCTGTAAATCTGTACCAGTTCATGCCCTCTGTGCCAGTCATAGGCGCACAATTATACTCTGATTTTAAGCCCTCTGCCCCGTCGTCTGAATTAAGGTAAATATCTACCCATGTGCCGCCCCCTAAATATACCATTCCCTCTGGGTTACATTTTGGGCGGTGTCCCATAGTCCATACGCTACGTGGTACAATTCCGTTGCTTACTGCACTTTCCCAGCCAGTACCAAAAAGCGCACCGCTGCTGTTTACTGGCTGCAAATTGCTGTTTACTTTACGGCAGCGTCCATAATGAAAACCGCCAATTTTACGGCTGTTACTTGCGTTCCAGCCATTCGGATATGTAGAGTTAAGGGAAATAACATACTGCTCGTCCTGCGCATCTACCCTGCTGTCGCAGATATACACATAGTAATCATTTCCAACGGCAAACGTTGCCCCAGTATCCAGATTAGCCGCCGTAAGTTTCGTTTCTGCGGTCTTAAAGATGCCTGCGCCGCCTACAGCAATTACGCAGCCGCTCTCTACTGTCAGCTCGTCTGCGCCGCTTGCACGCAGATACTCTCTTGTCGGCGCTACAATGTCGCTGATTGTTGCCATTTTATTTACATTCAAAAGCGCCCTGCGGTCTGTTTTTGTTACGTCGTCCACTAATAATCTACTCATACTGTTTTAAAACTCCTTTCAGTGCCTTAATATCGTCTGCTGTCATTCCTGCTACCATTGCTACCGTTTCCAGCGCAATTACACCGCCTGCCGCCTCTACGCCCTTAGACAGCGTTAATACGGTTCTGTCGTTCCCGTTTTCTTCCATTTCCCTTGCTTTTTCGCTCTGAATATGCGTAACTGCCGTTACCGTCCCGGTCACTCCGTCCGCATCAAATGCCATGCCCTCTGCCGCCTCTGCGCAGTAATAAATTGTTACCGCCTTTTTCTCCGGCGCAGTTTCTACTACGGCGCACTGGATATACCTTTGTTTTTCCAGACTTTCAATTTTTCTTTCTAAGTCCGCTGCGTTCAGCTCCCCAGCTGCTACCATTGCAAGGCAGTTGTAATAATCCGCTTTTGTTTTTAATGTCTTTGGAAATCCTTTCATAGTATCCGCCTTTCCTAAAATGTATTTGCAAGATAGGAATTACCAATATATGCAACTCCTAATACTGCCGTTTCCTCTGTTCTTTCGTAATGCTGGCTCAACCATGCTGCACCCATATAGCACAAGCCTAATACTGCATCATGGTTATAATTGATACCCCAGCCGTTTTCTACCGCAGTAAGCCTCTTGTCAAGCTCTGTCAGCGCCTCTTTTGTTTCCTTTCCGCTTTCCTCTGCCTGCTGCCGCAGCCCGTCTATCGTGGCTGCCAGTTCTTCAATTTGCAGTTGCAGACTGCCTGCAATATCTTCCCCCAGCTTGTCCTTAATGCCCTCAAACCATGTATTAAACTCGGTTTCTGCCTCTGTCTGGAAAAACTGAATTTTTGCCATAAATTCTGTATAGGCTCTTAAAAGTTCCTCGTCCCATTTATCTAAGGTACTCTCAAAGCTGGTATAACGCTCGCTAAACTTATTCTCATATTCTGCAAATAAGCTCTCTGTCTTGCTTACGTATTGCTCGTATACCCCGGCAATGTCCTTAAGGTACTTTTCCATATTCTGCTTGTATACGCTAAACTCGTCCAGCACCGCTGCGCTATAGGTCTTAAAGAAGTCGTCAAACTGCTTTGTCAGTACGCTTGCGTCTATCTCTTCCACCGTTCCTGTTACAATACCGCACACGCTGCTATTAAATCTCTGGTCTGTTATGTCTTTGGTCTGTATCTTTGTAACGCCTTTTCCTACGTAAATATCCGCAAGCGCCAACTCCCATATTTCCGTACTGCGTGTTACTGCTGTCGGCTGTGGTTTTGCAGACGGTGTGCCTTTCAGTACCGCTATGTAAATATCACGCTGCGGCAAGTCCCAACGCACTACCACTCTGTCTACACGATTAAGCGCACCCTCTGCCATGTCAAGCCTTATACTGTGGCTGGCTGGGTTCTTAAAGGCATACCCGTTGATAAACGCAAAACCTGCATTTACCTTTATTTCCATGCCACTGTACGCAATCACTTGCAGCCCGTCGCTCGGTTTTGGGAAAATACCGTTTGCAATGAATGTAGCAAAATACCACGCCCAGTCCTCGGCTTTATATACCCTGTCGTAATTTTCGCCGTCATATACTGCATTGAATGGTAAGCAATTTGCCATTACCCTTACCTCACTTTCCTAATTTTATCCACCAGAGTAGGCAGGCTTTCCCCAAACGTCGCCTCTATTTCCTCTGTGCCTTTTTGGTAAATCTCTTTTACTTCTGTTATCCGTGCATCTATCTGTATGCCCCACTTTTCTTCTTTGCAAGTAATTCTGTCTCCTAAATCAAAATCAACCTTAAATTTAAGGTTTGAATTTGTGTTAATGGTCGATACAAAATTTATGTTTTTCCCGTATCCCTCTAATTCTGTCTCGCCCCTTGTCTTAAGCATCTGCAAATATGTGCTAAGCGGTATTGTTACCTCTGTTTCCCCGCTCTGGTATTTTCGTGCAATGTCTGTTGCATCACAAAAAACCTCGTCCAGTTCTATGCCCGTAGCTCCCTCTCCGTCCACGGTTACAATAGGCTGGCTGCCGCTGTCGTCTGCTGCTCCCTGCACATAAATAAAGTTTCCGCAATTTTCTATACTGGCGGTATATTCCTGCTCATTTACATTGTCAAAATCTCTGGAAAATATGCAGGGCGTGTTACCCTCGTCGTTTTTCGCTGTAAGGTCTTTGCCCTTATACAGATAAAAGCCGTATTTCTTCTCTCTTTCGTTTATCAGAATGTCATAGCCCAGTTTTCCAGCCTGCGCCCGTGCTTTTACTTCTGTCCCCAGATTAGCGCACACTTGGTTAGAATACTCCACTTGACTGCCTGCTATGGTTTCCTGCGTCAGCGTTTCAAACTGTTTAAACCGCCTTTTCTCTGCTGCCCCGTTTCCGCAGTTTTTCGTTACCATAGTATTTATTAAACTCTGGTTTGTGGCTGTCGCCACTATCTGCGGGTATATGCAGCGTTTCCCCAGCCAGCGGCTCAATGTAAAGCCCTGCGCCTCTATCTGCTCTAACCCGTTCTCGTCTTTCGTAATATGCACGTAGGTAATCTGTGCCGCCCTGCGCCAGATGCCGCCGTTTGCGTCTGTAACTTCCTGCTTTCCGTCATGCTTTACAATCACATTGCCCTCTATCAGCAACTTACTGTTATTGTCTGTAATCGGTGCAAGCAGGCTAAATGTTCCCACATCAAAATATTTTATATGCCATAAAAGACTTGCCAGCTCGTCGATTGCCCCCAGCGGCTCTATGGTTTTATCAAATACTCTAAGCTCCATACTTATACCCCCAGATATTCCTTGTTGTAGAAAATGGAAACTTCCATAGAATTTACGCCGCTTTCCGCATCATAGCGAAAATTGTTGTCCCCTATGGCAAGCTGCATAAAGGTGCTATCCACGTCCACATATCGGAAATAATCCGTTTCCTTTCCGTCCCGTATCAGCTTTGCCCCTTTGCTGCCGTATTTTGTGCTTACTTCTATCGTGTCCCCGGTCTGCATTGTGACATTGATTTTAATAAATTCCCCAGTATCCACATTTAATAGAATAGGGTTCTTTACTGTCCCCAAAGCCACAAATCGCACCCGCATACCTGTGGATACGTCGCCCTCATTGTAGCAATCCACAATTACGCTTTCCGCTCGGTATCCGTAAATCATGCTCTTAGGATTATCTTTTTCAATCACGCAAGGGAAATGCCACGCTGCTACCCAGCTTGCTATATCTTCTTTTGTTTCTTCAATTTCCCGCCAGAACGGATTAAGGCAGTCAAGCGGTATAGAAAACTCTAACAATACGCTTTTGCGCTCTATTTTAGGTTCTCCATGCAGGCGGCAGTTTATTACACGCTTAAAACCGCCAAACTCATAAGAAAGCGTACCGTCAAGCTCTGGGTTTAGTACCTTAAGCAGCTGGCGGCGCAGTTCGTATGCCTGCGCCTTGTCCCTTGTGTTGATATGCCCCAGTATATCAATGTCCCGTGCCTCGATACGCTGCCCTACGTAAGTGTCGCCATGCTGCCCCATACTGTTTGTACTGTATACCACATTTGTAACGCCTGCTATTCCCTCTACGTCCTTGCTTACATTACAGTGATACACGCTTTCTGTACTAAACTCTACGCTCTCGCCCCTTTCATTTGTATAAGTCAGTTTTTCGTATTCCATAGGCTACACCGTCCTCGCTATCATTTTGAACTGCCTTGCAGCCTCTTTCTGCTGCTTTGCATAATCTGTGGTATTTGCATAAATATTCTGGATAACGGTAAACCCGCCACCCATTGCGCCGCCTCTTGGTCTTGGCTTTGGCTTGTCCCCGTCGTCGTCAAAATCAATGTCTTTTCTTACATCAACCTTTACGCCCGTGTCAAACTCTCTCGGTATGCTCTTCTCAATCATTCTATTTACGTTTTCCATTTCATCAGAAAAGCCTACGCCGATACCCTGCGCCATGAATTTACCAACCTCGTCACGAAACTTTTTCGACGGGCTTTCAATCCCTAAAGCGTCTTTTGCTGCGTCAAGCAAGCTGCTTGCAATGTTTGAAACTTTATCTTTCAGCCAATCCCAGCCAGAGCTTATACCGTTCCAGATACCGCTTACAATATTGCCGCCGATTTCCGCAAACGTGCTGCCGATATTTGAAAATACGTTAGTGATACCATTAAGTACCATGTTCATACCCTCTACGGCTTTATTTTTTACCTCTGTACCCCACTGGGCTACTTTTGAAATTGCGCCGGATATGCTGTTATAGATTTTCTGCGGCACTTGCGTAACCACGTTTACAATGCCAGTTACCATGCTATTCATTACCTCGCGGGCTTTTGAAAGCATATTGCTGCCCCATGTGGCTACACGGTTTACCGCCCCTACAATGCAGTTCCAAATTTTCTGCGGCACTTGTGTAACAATGTTCACAATGCCAGTTACCATGCTATTCATTACCTCGCGGGCTTTTGAAAGCATATTGCTGCCCCATGTGGCTACACGGTTTACCGCCCCTACAATGCA